CATACATTGTTGTAAGCGCTCATATCCCTTTGTTGCAAGGATAAACGCTCTAAATTGAGGGTTTCAGGAAACCAAGGATTGTCATTCCAGTTTACTTTTACGACTACTGAGCTTTCAGGAGGGTTCTCAACAAAGCGCTTCCAAGTATCGTCTGTAGGCAATTCAGGATTAAAACTGACCCAAATCTCTGAATCTTGCTTACGAATAGTAGGAATTAGCACATTCCAGCTATTTGCTGATACGGATTGAGCTTCCTCAACCCAACAAATATCAATACCCTCAATGGATTTAACATTGTTTGTATTGTTTTTGATGCCTACAAAAATGAATTCAGTCCCATTTTTACCCCTAATTGAGTTCTGAGTAATCTCATAGAAGGTTTCCATACCCAAAGCATAGATTTGGTCTGATAAAAGTTTATGGACTGAATCCCTAATAGAGGTCTGAAATTCCCTGGCGCAAAGAATACGCATTGGCTGACCAGTTCCCTTAGCTAACAAGGCTCTAGCAAAACACCAAGACTTTGCACCGCCTCGACCACCATAGAATATTCTGTAGCGAACCTTTTCAGGCTTAAAAAGTGCTTCAAATTTCTTAGGAAATCTTATCCTAGAAATTGCATCCTTAATCTGTTGGTCTATTTGCATTAGGCTCTACAAAGCTAATTTCTACACCCTTGAGCAAAGGAGCGCCATCTGCACCAGTTAGTTCTTGCTTAATACGCTCTGAATACTTTCTAGGGAAACGAGCAGCCATTGATCTAGACCATAGACCAACATTGAGTCTTTCCCCATCCTTATGCTCTACAAGATAGCTTTGAGCATGATCTTCCCACCAAATCATCTCATGAATCTTGGCTTCTTCCAAGGCATGAAAGAATTCTTCATGAGTATCTCTCCAATTACAGATTGTTCTGTAAGTAACTCCTAACATTCCAGCTATTTGCTCAAAGGATTTGCCCTTTTTGCCAAGCTCTACTGCCTTCTCACAATAGGAAGGATCATAGAGCGTTGGTTGCCCTGGTAATTTGTTTTCAGTAGGAGTTACAGTTTCGCTCATTTTGGTTCTTCAGTAGCCTTTTCGCTATTCTCTACCATTTCTTGAGCTTTTGCATCTGCTTCAGCTTGTAGGATTGCATGAGCTTGAGGAATAGCTTGAACTTTGATCTTTTCAATTACAGAAGCTACTAAGCTGTATTCTCCTTTAGAGAGAGCGCCAATCATATATTCCACATCTTGAATAGTAAGGTCTTTAAGCGTAATACTCATTTTTATACCCTTTTTGGTTTAGTTTTCTTACTTTTTGCTGCTTTTTGCACAGAATATGCAATAGCAACAGCTTGAGTTGGTTTCTTTCCAGCAGACAGCTCTGCTTTCACATTGGATTGAAAGGCTTGTTTAGTGGTTGATTTTGTTAGAGGCATTTAGCAGTTCCAGTTCTTTAATGATGCTTTGGCTCTTTCAGCAGGGCCTTTAGCTTTTTTAACAACTCCTTCCATCCTTGCACAAAAGGAGGCTTTTCTACCAGCATCAGCTTTAGTCTTTGGATTTGGAGCTGGTGCTTTTAGATTTGCATTGTTCTTAGCGTTGTATTCTGCTCTACCTTTAGCAGTCATTCCAGCGCCTTTTTCTGTAGGATTATAGGTTTTGCCTTTGCCTACAGTTTTATGCTCTATGGGCTTATCATGTTTTTTAGTTGCCATGATTATTTCTTCTTTGCTGTCTTTGCTGCTGCTTTGAAAGCTGCTGCTGTGGGAGCGCCTTTAGTGCCAGGCTTACGCATTGTTTCTACTTTGCCTCCAGCAGCCTTTTGTTGTTCAATCCTTTCTCTCTTTGCTGCGATATTGGCATACAAGCCAGGTTTAGTTGCCATTTTTAGCATCCTTTCCAAATTTAAAATCAGATCTAGGGGTTCTTCTTGCTACCTTTTTAGCTGCTGGTTTCTTTACAGGAACTTTAGGATTTGGATCTTTAATAATAAGTGTATGATTTATTTCAATGTTTTCAACTTGCATTTCTACTTTTTGGACTTTATACCAGCCAAAATGACCCATAATCTTTTCAATTAAAGGGGTTTTTTCACATATTTCTATTGCGCTCATGCTTGCTCCTTTTCAGTTAAAAAACAGACATCCTGCCAGCTCATTACCAAATAACGCTCTTTATCCTCAAAATACTCAAAATACTTGAGATATTCATCAGATCCCATAGTTCCAAAGCGCACATAATCTCCAACTGCTACAGGCATTTCTTGTCTGCGACCATTAATAACTTTGCCAGGGCCTACCGCTACAACAGTTCCCATATTGTCTTTTTCTTTGTTATTAACAAAAATGACAGAGCTAAGTTCTCTAGTTTCAGGTTTGACTACAATTTTGTCTTGTAAAGGTTTGAGCTTCATTCAGCTACCTTTTTAGGTCTGCCTTTCGGCTTTGGCTCTACTTTTCCTGCTTCTTCTAGGACTTTTTTGCGCTTTTCTTTGAGATCTTCTTTAGTTTCTGAGGCAATTTCAATATCCTGAACCATAGTTTCAAATACAGGATTTGGAGGAATAGGCAAAAATTCGCCACACCATTCCGAGCTATGCCGATTTTGGTAAGTAGGAAATCTTCTGCAAGATCCAATAAAGTCATTATCTGTAGATTGAAAATATATACAGGAACAACAAGCATCTTTAGAATTTACAACAGCCATACAACTCCTCAGGTTAGTTGTTTTGGTTAGAAAGCTCCTAGTGACCTTCACGCATTAGGAGCTTTCGCTTTACTTACTTTCCGTTTTCACCACGAGTATGAGTGTAACAAATGCCTGCTGTGCGACCAGTATTGAATAACTTATCGCTACCAACAGCATCTTTCATGCCCATGCCTACACCACCATCTTTTTTACCCATGCGCTCACCAGTTTTATCTGAAGAAGTTGCGCCAGCAGGAGCAGTTGCACCAGTTGTTGAAGGAACACCCTTCATTGAATCCATTTTGCCCATGTTTTTCTCCTATAGAAATGGGGTTTGAGGCTATATTTTGCCTCATTGATTATCATTGTCAAGCAGTTTAATTAATCTAATTGCACCATCAACTGAATCAATTCTAGAAATAGAACTACCTCTCCAATTTTTAATAAATTTAAGTTGTGGTTCTGTAAACTGAGCCTTATTACTGCTTTTAATTTCAACCATAGCACACTTGCCTTTGTAGCCTATCAGCATATCAGGGCAGCCTTGTCCAACTCTAGATAAATCTAAAACAGAAGCTCCTAAAGCAATAAAAGTATGCTTTATAAGATTATGATTTTCATCAACTCTTTTAGCGTATGCCATTGTTTTGTCACATAATTTAGATTAGTATTTACACACTTTATCATTAAAGGGCATTTATGCAAGGCTATTGGTTGGAAGATCAAGAGTTTATAGCTCTTTGGAAAAAAATTGGCAGCCCTACAGAAATAGCCAAAGAATTAAAATGCGATATACGCTCTGTGTATAACAGGCGCAGATCAATAGAATTTCGCTTAGGCATAGAATTGCCAACCACTAAAGATGCTAGGTATCTACCAGCCAAGCAAATTAAAAAAATAGAGCAAACATCAGGCCATGTCCGCAGAGGTATAGAAATCAAGGATAAAGGCAGAATTGTGGTTTTTAGCGATGCTCACTTTCAACCTAATGAAGTAACTCCAGCATACAAAGCATTACTGAAAATTATTGATCAATTCAAAGGTGAATTAAAGGCTGTTGTGGCAAATGGGGATATGTTTGATGGAAGTCAAAATAGTTCCCATAAAAGAATTCAATGGTCACAAACTCCTACAGTTAAGGAAGAATTAGAAGCCTGTCAAGAAATGATGGCTGGTATTGAAAAAGCGGCTAGAAAAGATACTCCCTTGATATGGTGTCTAGGAAATCATGATGCCAGGTTTGAAACTTTTCTTTCCAATAGTGGCGCTACATCTTATGAAGGCATACAAGGGTTTTCCCTTAAAGACCATTTTCCCCTATGGAAATCATGCTGGAGCTTCTATGTAAATGAGGATACTTGCATAAAACATCGCTGGAAAGGTGGTTTTAGCGCTACAAGAGCCAATGCCTTGCAATCAGGGATCAATTATATCTGTGGGCATACACACAATTTAAGCGTTTTTCCTGTAACAGATTTGAATCCAGCCTTTAATATGGGAACAAGATGGGGAGTTCAAACTGGAACTTTAGCTGATATTCATTCTGATGCTTTTGTTCACTATACAGAAGATTCTCCTGTTGATTGGCGCTCAGGATTTGTTCTTTTGTCATGGGAAAATGGCAGAATGTTGATGCCTGAAATGATTATGGTTTCAGGTGAGGATGAATATGAGTTTCGAGGTCAAATTCATAAAGTATGAAAATTACTCCCAAAATTCTTGAATCAATTTACTTAACTTTGGCTAAGTGCGAACCCTTTACTAAGTGGGATTTGCCTCCTAGTGAGTTGTGTCGGTTTTTAATTGTGGATGATAATCAAGTGATGGCTACTTATGAATATGACGAATCTTTAGCCAAACCGCATATTTTTTGTATCTCTCAAGCTCGTTGTGGCTGGTATGACACCATCGTTAGATCCATGGCTCATGAGATGATTCATTGTTCTAGGCACAAATCAGGCAAATGGACTTTGCATGATTCAGTATTTAGAAGGCGAAAAACTGCCGTTGGATTGGAGCTAGGCTTTGATCCTAAAGAGTTATAAGGGTATTAAGCCACTATTGTAGGATGCAGCAATTAGGGAGTTTTGTGGCTTTCCGCCCTATTGATTGTAGCTGCCAAATACAGCCCTTTTTTATTTAGCCATGATGTAAAGACCAACATTAGAAAACGCATAGCCTGTATATACAACTGCCATAGGCATATTGCCTTTGAAGCCTTGTTCTATGCCAATATAAGCATAAATTAAACCAGTAAGAATGATTAGCCAACTACTCATTTAATAGCCTATTGGTGAGTTCAAGCAAAGTTTCTTCTGTCGTTGAGTGAGTAGATTCCCAAGCTCGCCTTCCAAGGTGGTGAATACCAAGATCGAATCTATGATGAATTGGGCAGAGTCCGATTGTTGGCGCTGTTTTTCTTTGTCTTGCTCTACGGATATGGTGTATTTCACAATCTGTTCCTGGATTATTTTGCGTATAACAAAGTATGCAACCTATATCTGCTATTTTTCTAAATCTTTGTTTTTCAGCTTTTGTAGTCAAAATAACTCAGTTAAATCTATGTATTTAAAAAGATGTTTAGGCACATCAAAATAAAACTCATGTTTTGTATTGTCTTTCATTTCTATTTGAGGATAGCTTAATACTTCATGGCCCTTAATCCAATAAGCGTTTTTCATATCTTGCGTTAAAGCAAAAAACAGCGTATTTGGAACTTCAAGCATTTCTACTTTTCTAACTGGAACATGGATTGTATAAAAAGGGCAAACTGGACTCCATTGGCGAACTTCTACTTCAGCCCAACCAACTTGCTTACCAGCTCTACAAATCAATAAATCAGTTCCATAAATATCAGGGTTATCAAAAGCATCTAAACCCCATTTCATTTTTAACCAAGAAGTGACCGCAGCTCTAGCTGGAGGATCATACTTATCATGCAGCTCTTGATCAAACTTTTTTATTTTCATGATTATCTGCCAAATCTTGCAAGATCAAAGCCATTTCAACAATATCTGTAGCCAGTTCATAAGCTCGATTACTGTTGTTTTTGTTCATATTGTCTTGATATTTCTTTAAAAGACTATGAATCACGATGTAAGGCATAGAAAAATCTTTCATATTGAACCCTTTCTTCGATTGCTCGATAGTGTTTGCCATAATTCCGTAATACGGATCTCGGTATTGCGTTTGTTATCTAAAATCTTGAATTCTTTGTAAGCCTCAACCCATAGCTCAACTGCATTACCAAATTTAAGG